AGAACAGCTAAAGTTTGATTTAGTTAACCAGTTAGATGAAATTGAACGTAAAGACAAAGTCATTATTATCATTGATTCTATCGGTAACCTTGCTTCTAAGAAAGAACTAGAAGACGCCTTGAATGAGAAATCAGTTGCTGATATGTCTCGTGCCAAAGCTATCAAGGGTCTATTCCGTATGGTTACACCTTACCTAACTATGAAAGATGTATCACTACTCGCCGTCAACCATACATACCAAGAAATGGGATTATTCCCTAAAGCAGTTGTATCGGGTGGAACAGGTATCTACTACTCAGCAGATAATATCTGGATTCTGGGCCGTAGACAGAACAAGAAAGGAATGGAAGTTACAGGTTATGATTTTGTTATCAATGTTGAAAAGTCACGAATGGTTAAAGAAAAATCTAAGATTCCCGTATCGGTTTCTTGGGACGGTGGTGTTGAACGTAACAGTGGTCTTCTTGATATTGCTATCGCCGGTGGCTTTGTTTTTAAACCTTCTAACGGTTGGTATCAAGTTGTTAATCAAGAAACTGGTGAACTAGTAGATCCTAAAGTTAGAGAGAAGGATACCAAGACTGATGAATTCTGGAAACCTATTCTAGGCACAGAGAAGTTTAGAGAGTTCCTAATCAAGCAGTACCAGATTGGCCATAAGTCTCTAATTGACTTTGACCCAGAAATTGAGTACACAGACTAATGGAAAACTACATAGAACCTAACGATTATACCTATGCAGAGAATGCATCTTCAGAGTTTTGGGGAATTAAGTTTAGAAATGATTCTCCTTACTCGGGCGTTGTTGTGGTATATGGTACTGTCTCTATTAAAGAAGACCAAGCTCTAGGAATGGCCACTCTGTCGTTTACATATAATGTCCAGGATTCTGGCCAATTCAATGTTGATGAGCTAGAAAGTTCCGAAGAATTTAAGAACTATTTAGGCGATGTTCTGTCAAGTATTATTAATGATCAAGCGAAGGAAACAAATGGACATATCCAATCAACTACCGACTCACATACTGAGTCACCTACTCAATAATGAGGAATATTGTAGGCGGGTAATACCATACCTACAAAAAGAATATTTTGAAGGCACTCATACTACAGTATTTGACCTCATAGTAAAGTTTGTTGCTAAGAATAACAAATTACCTACGGGTAAGGTTCTTGACTTAGAGCTGAGAAAGATTCAAGCACCCGATGATGTACTGAACAATGCAGCAAAGCTTGTTAATGAAATCAATGTCAAAACCGATATTGATACAGATTACATGATTGTTGAGACAGAGAAGTGGTGCCGAGATAGAGCAGTATATAATGCCATAATGGATTCAATCCAGATCATTGATGGTAAGAGTCAAGACCAAACCGATGGTGCTATACCCGAGATATTATCCAAAGCATTGGGTGTATCATTTGACCAAGCCATCGGCCATGATTATATAGACAACTCTGATGACCGTTTCGAGTTCTATAATAGAACCGAAGAAAGAGTACCGTTTGACTTGGATTACTTTAACAAGATTACAAAGGGTGGTTTACCTAATAAGACCTTGAATATCTGTCTTGCAGGTACAGGCGTGGGTAAATCCCTTTTCATGTGTCATTGTGCAGCCTCGGTGCTACAACAAGGTAAGAATGTTTTATATATCACCATGGAAATGGCAGAAGAAAAGATTGCAGAACGTATTGATGCTAATCTTATGGACTTACCCATTCAACAGTTAGAGAATCTACCGAAGAATGTCTTTGATACTAAGATAAAAAAGATTGCACAGGCATCAATTGGTAAACTAATCATTAAAGAATACCCCACTGGTTCTGCTCACACGGGACACTTTAGGGCATTACTTAATGAATTGAAGCTTAAAAAGAACTTTAAGCCAGATATGATTTATATTGACTACCTTAATATATGCGCATCAAGCCGTATGAAAGGGATGGGTGGTAGTATAAATAGTTATACCTACATCAAAGCCATTGCTGAAGAAATGCGTGGCCTTGCTGTGGAGTTTAATGTTCCTATACTTTCGGCAACACAGACTACTAGGTCAGGATTTAGTAATACTGATGTCGGATTAGAGGACACATCGGAATCATTTGGATTACCGGCAACGGCCGATCTTATGTTTGCTCTTATATCTACAGAGGAACTAGAAGAACTGGGCCAATTAATGGTGAAACAATTGAAGAACCGATATAACGACCCGACCAGTTACAAGAGATTTGTTATTGGTGTGGATCGTTCCCGCATGAAGTTATATGATGTTGAAGAATCTGCCCAAGCTGATATTATGGGTGACGGCAGTTCTATCCCCGATAAACCAATTGCAACGTGGGGTGATAGGGAAAACAAAGACACGTTTGCAGACTTTAATATATAGGAGAATATATGGATATGTTAAAAGATTGGGTTAGTGATAGACTACCCGAAAGGACCTCATGGGATGGAGCTACTTTGATCGCTATCTGTGGATCAGTAATTCTGTTTGGGGGAATTGCCAAACTGGCTGCATGGGCAGGCCTAGCTTGGGGAATTTACACGTTGGTTTCAAAAGAGGATTAAAATCACATTATGATGACTGTGAAAATTATATCATATAGTCAACCACCTGCAGGCAGTGAGTTATCAGACGACCTCTTGCAGATGGTTGCATACTGTGCTAGGGTATCGAACCCAGGCAATCAAATCAACGAAGCTACTTCAGAAAAACTCGTTAAATATCTAATTAAACATCAACATTGGTCTCCATTAGAGATGGTCAGTGCATGTTTAGAAATAGATACAACAAGAGATATCGGTCGTCAATTACTAAGACACCGTTCGTTCTCTTTCCAAGAATTCAGTCAGAGATATGCCGATCCAACTAAGGATATGTCATTCGTCCGAAGAGGGGCCAGATTACAGGATCCTAAGAATAGACAGAACAGTATTGATGCTGCACCACAGGTTGTACAAGACCTATGGGATATCAAACAGCAAGAAGTAATCAATAAAGCTCGAGAAGTCTATGAATGGGCCATTAAAGAAGGTATCGCTAAAGAACAAGCAAGGTCTGTACTGCCGGAAGGTAATACCATGTCTCGTTTGTATGTTAATGGTACTCTTCGTTCATGGATTCATTATATCCAACTCCGTGCAGCAAACGGCACACAACAAGAACATATGGACATTGCCAAGGCAGTAGGGAAAGTTATCTATGAAATATTCCCCCTTGACGATATTATTTAATA